AGTGCCACCTCGTGCTTATTAAGTTCTGGCCGTGGCTTGGAGAGCGCCGTAGAAATAGGGCGCTTGAACTGTTCACGAGGCCAAACTATCTACTTCCAACGTCAGTGCCGCCAGCGGACATCGACGTCCCGGCAGCATCAAATACGCGGACGGACGCGTTCATGGTGCCATCTGGCCGAACCATGATAATGGCTGGCGCTAGGTCTAGGTGATGAGCGCCAATCGCTTGACACCTCTACAGGAACTATGGATACTCGGAGCATTCCATGAGTGAGTCGGTTGCGGTTGATCCGAATGTCCAGGTCTCGCATGAGGTCGATGGACGGATTCTGACCGGCGTCGGCGTCTCGCAAGACAACCTCGCGGAGACGATGGACCGGCACACGGAGGCTGAACCAGAGCCTGCCGCACCCACTCAGGCCCGCACCGATACCGGGCAATTTCAGCCCGCGCAACCCAAACAGACCCGCGGCCAGCGCCGCTTTGACGAACTAACCCGCGAACGCGAAGAGGCCCGTCGGGATGCGGCAGAGGCGAAGCGCGAGCGCGACGAACTTCGTGCGAGGTTAGCGGCCCCTGTGGAACGTGCGCCGGCAGAACCCCCTTCTCGCCTGGACGCTGCGCCACAGCCCGCCGCGACGCGCACGAAGCCCATCGAAGACGAGATCGGCACGAAATACCAGAGTTACGCCGACTTCGCGGAAGACCTCGCGGATTGGAAGGTGGAACAGCGCCTCGGTGCGTTCGACATCAACGCTGCCGTCCGTCAGGGCATTGAAGCCGATCGTGCGACGCGCCACTTTGCCGATACCGTGAGCGGCGTCTTCACGAAAGCCCGTCAGAGCTATCCGGACTTCGATGCGGTCATCGCGCAGGGTCCAGGTTCGCAGATTGACTTTGGGAAACAGCGCCGCGACTGGCTCGTCAGCCGTCCGGACGCGGATCATGTCCTCTACGCCATCGCCAGAGATGGTGCCTTCGCCTCGCGTCTCGCTTCGATGACCGATATCGACTTCGGCATCGCCGTGTCGCAACTCTCACAGGCTGCTGCTAGTCCGGCCTCGGCGCCGCGAGAGTCGTCCGTCCCTGCCCCGTATTCGCCGGTTGGATCGGGCAGTCGCACCGCCTCTGTGCCGTTGTCAGAGCTGCCGAAGAAGGCAGGCTATGACTTCGACAGCAGCGGCTACCGCGAGAAGCGCGCCAGAGAACTCGGGCGCAAGCGGTAGATAGACCTTCGTCGTTCGGGCGCTCCGTCGTCGCTATGTCCGGCATCGACGGCGAGAGTGCATGGCTTCAGTGCTCACCCTATTGAGCCGGTAGGGGATGCGCGACAACCCTCAGAGGGTTTACGGCTTGATCGGCGTCTACGCCATCACCAATCTCGTCACGGGTAAGGTCTACATCGGGAGCAGTTCCGATGTGCCTCGCCGTTGGCGTGAGCATCTGTCCAAACTCACCAATGGGAATCATCCCAACGATGCGTTGCAGATGGATTGGTCGCAGTATGGCGGGAAAGCGTTTTCCTGGTCGTTCGTCTCCGAATGTGCAAGCCGGAACGACGCCATAGCCGCAGAGCAAACCCATATCGACGCATCCACCGATCTTTACAATGCCGCTCGACGTGCTGGCTCAGGCCCACGCGATGGCTTCCGTCATACCGACGCCTCACGGCTGAAGATGGCAGAGGCCATGCGCGGTCGTCCGAAGTCAGATACGCATCGGGCGAACATCGCGGCTGCTCGCCGCGGCCAGTCGAATCCGACCCAAGCCGCCACGCTACGTGGGCGCAAGCATTCGCCTGAGCATTGTCAGAAGATCAGTCTCTCCAACACCGGCAAGAAACACACCGACGAATACAAAGCCCATATGCGGGCGTTGATGACTGGCCGAGACACGTCTACGTGGGCGTGGAAAATGGCAGCCACGAAGCGTGGCAAGCCGTGGTCAGCGAAGCGACGCGCGATGTTTGAGGCGGCGAAGCAGTCTGGTGTGGAATCGAAGGTAGGGTAGCTATATCGCGAACACGCTGCTTACAAATGACATTGTCACGTATGAGGCTCTCGACATCCTCGAGAACACCTACAACGCGATGATCCACATCAACAGCGAATACAGCAACCAGTTCGAGTTCGGCGGCGCCGTGCTCGGCCAGACGCTGAACATCCGCAAACCACCGCGGTATCTCGGTCGTCTCGGACAGGCGGCCCAGATCGAAGCCATCACCGAGACGCAGGTGCCTCTCACGCTGTCGTATCAGCGCGGTGTGGACACCCAGGTCAGTTCGCAGCAGTTGACCCTCGACATCGACAACTACCGCAAGCGCGTCCTCGAGCCGCAGGTGGTTCGCGTGAGCAACCTGATCGACCAGGACGTGTGCGGGCTGGCGCAGGGCATCAACAACTTCGTCGGGGTTCCCGGCACGACGCCGACCGCACTCTCGACCTACCTCGCCGCGAAGACCCGTCTGGACAACAACGCTGCCCCGATGGACGGCGGCCGCTGCATGTTCCTGAACCCCGCTGCGGAATCGTCCATCGTGGACAACCTGAAGGGTCTCTTTCAGGCCGCGAACGAAATCCGCGAGCAGTATCTGTCGGGCATGATGGGCCGGTCCATCGGCTTCGACTGGTATATGGATCAGAACGTCTACGTCCACACCGTGGGCGCACTCGGCGCCTCGACGCCGGTTGTCGGCACGTCGCCATCGAGCGGTGCGACCACGATCAGCACCACAGGCTGGAGCACGGGCATCCTGAACGCCGGGGATGTGATCTCGTTCATCTCCACATCGGTGCCGGTCAACGCCGTGAATCCCCAGAGCTACCAGAGCACTGGACAGCCGATGCAGTTCGTCGTCACGGCGACCACGGCGGATGCGGGCGGCACGATGGTGATTCCGTTCGCGCCGGCCATCATCGGACCCGGCTCGCAGCTGCAGAACGTCACGAACCTGCCGGCGACCTCGACGGCGGTCTACGTGTTCGACACGGCAGCGGCGAACTTCGCGAACGTCGCCAGCAAGGTCTCCCCGCAGAATCTCGCGGTCCACAAGGACTTCGGGACGCTCGCGATGGTGGACATGCCGCTCCCGGGTGGCACGGACAAGGCGTATCGCGCGGCGTCGCGCAAGTCGGGCAAGAGCATCCGCGTCATTCGCGATTACGTCGCCACCAGCGACCAGTGGATCCAGCGTCTCGACGTGCTCTACGGCGTAGCCGTGCTGCGTCAGGAACTGGCCTGCCGCGTCGGCGGATAGCACGAACAGGAGCGGGGGGCGGCATCATCCCGGTGCCGCCCCTAAGCACTCGCTTCTAACTTCTCTTCGGAGTTTCCTCACATGGCACTGACGGCAACCACGCTCGCGGGCGCGAAAACGACCAACTCGACGTTCATCGTTCTGACCTCGGCCACTGGCGCAGCGCGCAAGATGCTGGCGCTGGTGGATGCGGAATGGATGCGCATCACCTCGGCCGACCTGACCCCCACGTTGCAGGTCGTTCCCGGCTACAACGGCTCGACCGCTGGCCCGCACGGCATTCTCGCGCCGGTCATCTACGGCAATCCGCAGGACTTCGTGTCCGCTGGTGTCGTCCCGGGTGGCGTCATCACCTCGCAGTCGTTCGGCGTCTCGGGGGCCATCACGGGGCCGTCCGGCGCAGGCGTCCCGATCTCCAACACGCTGATCTATCTCACGAAGGCCACGGCTGGCGCGTATACGCTGGCTGCGGCTGGCATCGACCAGCAGAACACGCTGACGTTCATCTCGACCACCGCAGCGGCTCACACCATCACGATGGCGGGCAATGCGGCCGGGACGGACGTGGCGACGTTCGCCGCGGAGATCGGCACGTCCTGCACGATGAAGGCGTCCAACGGCGTTTGGGCGTGCATCGCACAGAACGGCGTGACGGTCGCCTAACCATGAAGTCAGCGGGGGCGCGGATGGCCGCGCTCTCGCCCTTCTCATTCATCAGAGGACTTCATGGCCGTTACTACCATCACGAAAGTCGGCGCCTTCGATAACGATGTCGCCACGCAGATCAACGACAGCTTCGCCGCGCTGAGCGGCACGTCCGCCGGCGGGGCGCTCGCCGATGGGCATATTCTCGTCGGCAGCGGTGCTGGCGTCGCGACGGATGTGGCGATGTCCGGTGATGTGACCATCATCAACACCGGGGCGACCGCCATCAAGGCGAGCGTCTCGCTGACGACACCGGTCCTCGGCGCGGCAACCGGCACCAGCGTGGTGCTGTCCGGTGACTGCAAGGCCGCGACGTTCCATGCGGGGGCGACGGCGGGTGTCACGGCTGGCCCGTTCACCACCGTGGCGTCGATTGCGACCACGGCTGGTCTCGTCACCACTCTGACCGGGAGCTAAATGCCAGGACGGACGCTCGACCAGATCATCATGGAGACGCTCGGTCTGAAAGAGATGACCATCGCGCGTCTCGTCTGGCAAGTGGAAGACTTGAAGGCGCAGGTCGAGGCTCTCAAGGCCATCGTGCCTGCGTCTTCACACGACGAAGGGAAATCTGATGAGTAATGGACGTTCGCCGCTGCGAGACCGCCAGTTGCACGACCTCCGACTGCTGCCGACTGCGGACGATCCGCGGCCGACGTTCTTCTGGAGCGCCGAAGGGAGCCGGGACACGGTCATCACGCATACCGAGTTCGGGAACGGCAAGCTGATGTGGTCCGAAGACGGCGTCGAAATCTGTGTGCATAGCCAGATCGAGCAGGATGCGCGACTCGCAGAGGGCTACCTGCTGGTGGCGCCGCAGTCGGTCGTCCATGACCCCATTGCGGACCTCTCGGACGCTTTTGCTGGTCTGAGTGTGGAAGAGCAGACCCTGATTGTCGAGGCGCAGAAGAAGCAGCGCCGCGATGCGATTAGCGCGAAGCTCGCGGAACTCTCACCGGAGGCGCTCGAGCGGCTCCTGGCGGGGAATCCGGAGCCTGTCGCGAAGAAGCGTGGCCGACCGGCCAAGGCAGTCGCGTAAGTGGCGACCGTCCGCGCGATTTGCGTGGATGCCCTGCGCGAAATCGGCGTGCTCGGCGAAGACGAGGCCATGACGGCCGCGCAGGGCGCGTTCGCCTTGCTGCGGTTTCAGAACCAGATTGATGCATGGGCGGCCGATCGGCTCACGCTCTCGACGCAGTCCCGCACGCAGATTACGTGGCCGTCCTCGACCTCGACGCAGACCATCGGGCCTGCCGGCGCGGACATCACGACACAGCGTCCGGTCTGGATCAACACGATGACCTACGTCAATCCCGGCTCGAGTCCGGAGGTTGAGGTCGTCATGGGTCCGATGGATCAGGACAGCTATGCGCTGCAGACCATCAAGAGCCTGCAGTCCGGTCTCCCGCAGCAGTTCTTCTACCAGACCGCCATCGATACGCTGCTCGGCTCGATCTTCATCTGGCCGCAGCCGACGCAGGAGATGACGCTGTATCTGTATGCGCCGCAAGCCGTGACCGTGCCGGTCTCGCTCGATACCGTCCTGCTTGGTCCATCGGGCTACCAGGATGCGTTTATGTATCAGTTGGCGAAGCGGCTGTGTCGGCCATTCGGTCGTCCGGTGACGCCGGATCTGCTCAAGGACGC